CACCAGATGACGCCGACCTTGTTCGCGGGGGCTCTTCGGGCCTTCGGCCCTTTCGCCCCGCTCACTGGCGGATCGGCTGTCGGGCACGCCTGCGGCGGCCCTCCGACCTAAAGCATCACGCCGCGCCGGGTTGCGGGAAGGGGATGGCGGTCTTCGGGCCGGACTGCGCCTAGCACCGATTGAGCTTCGGGCAACGGGCATTGCGTCCCCCGGGAGCTTCGAGCCAAGGCCGCCTTTCTCCCGAAGCGATACGCCACTTCCTCCCCTCTCCCTCCCCCTCCCCCACACACAACCCAAACCCAGCGAGATAGCCCATGCTCGATCTTACCCAGCGGATACATGGCCGCCTTGTGCAGGCCCGGGGCGACGGCATCGCCGACTTTCTGGACGCCGAAGGCCGCCTGTGCCGCATGCAGGATGTCGGCGGCATAGTCCGGCTGAACCGGGCGCTGAGGAACGAGTCGGCCCGGCACTGCGGCTTCCGCCCTGCCCCGGTGTTCCGGCGCGTGGCCAGCATCCCGCTTGCCGTGGTGGACATCGCCAAGGCGCAGGGGCTGGACCTCCTGCGCGACCCCGAGGCCCTGCGCCGCTTCCTCAACAGCCGCGACAACGCCGCCTTCCGCACCACGGAAGAGCGCGTGTAAGCGCTTGCTTTCCCACAACAAACAGCCCCGAAAGGACTTTGCATGACAAGCATCCGGAATTACGCAGGCCTCAAGGCCGCCGTGGCGGACTGGCTGGGGCGCGACGACCTTGCCGGGCGCATCCCGGATTTCATCGCGCTGGCAGAACGCCGCATGGCCCGCGAACTGCGCCTGCGCGTTATGGAACGCCGCGCCGAGACCGAGGTGCAGGCAGGCCAGCGCTTCGTGCCCCTGCCGTGGCGGTGCGAACCCGGCCGCTGGGACGTGTTCCTCGAAATGCGCGACCTTGGCTGGCAGGGCGCAAGCGGCCACTGCCGCAACCTGCGCTACCTGCCGCCCGACGGTTCGGCCCTTGGCCGCGAGGCCGGAGAACCGCAGGGCTTCAGCATACTCGGGCGCGACCTCGTCCTGCACCCCACCCCTGCCGAGGCGGGCCGCCTCCAGCTCTGCTACTTTGCCGAACCCGCGCCGCTCGGCCCGGAACAGCCGGAAAACGAGGTCCTGCTCACCGCGCCCGACCTCTACCTCTACGGGGCGCTGGTGGAAAGCGCGCCCTACACGCGCGGCTCGGCCCCGCTGGAACTGTGGGAACGCTTCTACGCCACGGCCCGCGCCCGCGTGCAGGCCGCCGAAGAGCGCGGCCGCTTCACCGCCAACCTGTGCATGAGGCCCACGCGGCGCGTGTGAACCGCCAAAAATCTCTAAAAAGGTAAGGATTCCATGAGCTTGAGCAATTACGGAGAAAACGCCGTCCTGCGCCTCGTGCAGGAAGCCACGCCCTTCTGGCTGGCCCTGTTCACCACGCTTCCCGCCGAAGACGGCACGGGCGCGGAAATAGAGGGCGGCGGCTACGCCCGCCAGAGCGTGACCTTCGGCGCACCGGATGGCGGCAGTATGGCCAACGCCGTTCCCATCGAGTTCCCCACCGCCACCTCGGACTGGGGCACGGCCGCAGGCTGGGGCCTCTTCGACGCCGAAAGCGGCGGCAACCTGTGGTGGAGCGGCGCGGTGGACATCCCCAAGGCCCTCTACACCGGCGACATCTACCGCGTGAACGCGGGCGGCCTCACCCTGAGCATGGACTAGGCCGTGGCAGAGTTCTTTCCCCTCTCGCCCCCGCCCCAGAGCCTCGAAACGCTGGACAGCTGGGGCGCTCTGGACAGCCTGCCCGCCCCGCTGGACAGCCCCCTGTGGCAGAGCGCCGGGCTCTACGGCCTGCGCATCGCAGACAAGGGGCGCGCGACTTCGGCCTTCCCCCTGTGCTCCACGGCCTGCCTCTCCGGCGGGCTTGGCGCAAAAAGTTCTGCCATCCTGCACAGTTCCGTAACGAGAACACTGGGAGCGCAGGGCATGGGCACAGCGCTCCCCGGCCTTGGCCTCCTGCGCCTGCGGACCTTTTCCGGCGGCACGGCGGCCCTCGCGGCCAACGGCCTGCTGGGCGTGGGCGTGCTCTATCTGGAGATGGACGGCGCGGCCCGCATGGGCGAAGCCCTGCACCCGAACCTCACCGCTTCCCTGCAAGGGCGCGAAGGGGCAGGGAGCGCCGGGGCATTGCGCCTTTCCTTCGGCCTTACGCTGGCCCCGCTGGGCAGGGCGCAGGCCGGGGCGCGGCTGGAACTGGCGGCCAAGGGCTGGAACTGGAGCGGGAACGGGGGCGCGAACGCCCCGCAGGCCCCGCAGGACTGGACGCCGCACACGAGCGCCGGCGCATCGTGGCGTGAACTGGAACAGCAAAGGAGTTCGGCATGGCGCTGACAACAGTGACGCTCCCCTTCGGCCCGTGGGAGCCGGACGCCGCCCGCCTTGGCGGCACGCAGTCCTGCGCGGTGAACGGCGTGCTCCCGGCGGCGCGGGGCTGGCGGCCCCTGAACGGGCTTGCCCCCCAGCAGTACGCGCCCCTGCCCGGTGCGGCTCTGGCGGCCTTTTCCTGCCGCGAAGGCGAGGCCCTCACCACACTGGCCGCCACGGAACAGGGCATCTTCTCGCTGGAGAACGGGCAGTGGCAGGCGCGGCACAGCGGCACGGCGGTCTCGGCCCGGCGCGCCTTCGCGGATTACGGAAGCGCCGTCTATGCCCTGTTCGGCAAACAGCTCCTCAAGGCCGAACTGGCGGGCGGCAACGTGGGCGGCTTCAGCGCGGTGCAGGCCGCCCCGCAGGCCTCGGCGCTGGGCGTGGTGCGCGACTTCCTCTTCCTCGGCGGGCTGGAGGAAGAACCGCACGCGGTGCGCTGGTCGGGCCTCGACAGGCCGGACGAGTGGCCCGAACCCGGCTCGGACGAGGCGCAGTACGTGCAGTCCGACGTGCAGGTCTTCCCCGTGGGCGGGCGCGTGCAGGCCATACTCGGCGGCCTTGGCGGCGCGGACGGCCTGATCTTCCTCGAGCGCAGTATCGAGCGGGCCACTTACGTGGGCGCGCCCTACCTTTTCCAGTTCGACCACGTGGACAGGCGGCGCGGCCTGCTTGCCCCGGACAGCGCCGTGGACTGCGGCGGCCTGTGCTGTTTCCTGAGCGCGGACGGCTGGTTCGCTACCGACGGCGCACGCGTGAAGGCCATTGGGCTGGAGCGCGTGGACCGCTGGTTTTTTGAGAACTGCGATTCCGCCCGCCTTGCCGAAACGCGCGGCGTGTACGACCCGCGCCAGCGCGTGGCCCTGTGGAGCTTCGCTTCGCCCAAGGCCGCGCCCGGCAGTTTCGACAAGGTGCTCATCTACTCGCCGGAGCTGGACCGCTGGAGCTGTGCCGACCTTGCCTGCGAACTGCTGTTCCCGGACTGGACGCGCGGCTTCACGCTGGAAGAGCTGGACGCCTTCGGCCCGCTGGACAGCCTGAACATCAGCACGCTGGACGCCGCCACCCTGCGCCACGGCTGGCTTTCCATTTTCGCCTTCGACAGCGCCCACCGGCTCTGCACCATGGAAGGCCCGGCGCTGGAAGCCCTGATGGAAAGCACCGAGCACAGCGCGGGCCGCGCCCTTCTGCACGGCTTCCGCCCCCATGCGGACAGCGCCCTTGCCGAGGTCATGCCCCTGTACCGCTCCCGCCTTGCCGAGCCGCGCCGCCCGGGCCGCTGGGCAAGGCCCGACCGCGACGGCTTCTGCCCCCAGCACCTTTCGGCGCGCTGGTTCAGCGCCCGTATGCGCATCCCCGCCGGGCAGAACTGGTATCACGCCACGGGCGTGCAGGCCGTGTTCGAAGCCGAAGAGAAGCCCTGAGTCCTGAAATCGGATTCTGGCCCCTGAGCCTGAACCCTGACTCTGAACCAAGGAGACCCCATGTCCCGATTCGTTTCCCCCACGGCGGAAGCCAGCCCGAGGCAGATGCTGGCCCTTGCCGCCGCCGTGAACGCCGCCCTGCGCGGCGACTGCGCCAATACCGGCCTGCTCTCCGTGGCCGCCGGGGCGGTGCAGGCCACCGTGCAGGATCCCCGCTGCCGGGCCGGGCGTCTGGCCCAGCTCATCCCGCTGGACGCCAGGGCCGCCGCCGTGCGCTGGCACCTGGCCGCCATGGAGCGCGGAAGCATGCGCTTCGAATTCGACGCCGTGCCCGAAGCCTGCGCCTTCGGCTGGATGCTCTCCGGCGAAGGCCAGAGCGCCGCGCCCGCCGGAAGCAGGGCCTGAGGTGCGCATGGGTGGATTCAGCCGCATCTACAAGGCCGACCTTTCCGACCGCCAGCTCATGGCCTTCTGGGAACTGGTGCAGGCCGCAGGCCGGGGCAGGAGCATAGGCTTCGACCGCCCGGCTATGGACGGCCCGGCCTTCTGCCGCTTCCTGCGCCGCCCGGGCGTGCATCCGTGGCTGGTGGCGTGGCGCGGCCTGCCCGTGGCCCTGTACTATCTCACCGATTTCCAAGGCAGGAGCGCCCACGTGCATTTCTGCTTCCTGCCCTGCGGCACGCGCCGCCTTGCCGTGCCGCGCAAAGCCCTGCCCGAAGCGCTCCGCCCGGCGGGGGCTTCCCCCCACGTACGCCTGCCGCTTGCCCGGGCCGCCGCGCTGTTCGGCCTTGGCGCGGCGCTCTGGGAAGTGCCGGAGCAGGGCTTCCGTCTCGATACGCTCATCGGCATCACGCCGCAGAGCAACCGTTCCGCGCTGGCTTTCGTGCGCTCGCTGGGCGCACGGGAACACGCCAGCGTGCCCGGCCTGTGCTGGCTGTACGACGCAAAGCGCAACGTGCCGGGCATCATAACCACTTTCGACCGCGAGGCCGTCCCCCAGCGGGCGGCCGGAATCTAGGAGGCATCATGGGCAGCAGCGGAGGTTCTTCCAACACCACGACCGTGCAGAAAGCCGACCCGTGGAGCGGGCAGCAGCCCTATCTCAAGGACGTGTTTTCGCAGGCAAAACAGTTCTACCATTCCGGCGCTCTCTCGCCCGATTTCTACCCGGGGCAGACCGTGGCCAACCAGTCGCCGTGGTCCTCGCAGGCCATACAGATGCAGGCCGACCGCGCCCTTGCCGGTTCGGCCTCGGTACAGGCCGCGCAAAGCGCCGTGGACGGCATCGTGTCCGGGCAGGCGCTGGCAGGCACGGGCCTCGGCGTTCTGGAAGGTCTGGCTTCCCGCGATGTCAACGCCGAAAACAGCGGGCTCGCCGCCCTCGAAGGCATGGCGCAGGCCCGCAACCCGTGGCTCGACACCCTGTACGCGGACGCCAGCCGCGAGGCGCTTTCCGTGCTGGACGGCTCGTTCAGCCGCGCGGGGCGCTACGGTTCGGGCGCCCATGCCGCCGCTCAGGCCGACGCCGCCACCGGCCTTGCCTCGCAGATGTACGGGGCGGCCTACGAACAGCAGATGCAGGCCGCCGCACAGGCCGC